ACAAGGATTCACTCTTGACTGCAAAGATGCAGTTGGAGGTATCAAATCAATCCACCTTATCACTTGGGTTGATTCAAAGTTCACCGTTGCAAGTGGTGAAGTAACTGCCACAACCGTTGCAAGTGGTGATGTTTACGATTACGAGTTGCCGAAAGGTACTGGATCATTGACCATCACCACCAACATATCTGTTGAGAACGGAACATCATTCAATCAATCGGATGTTGTTTTCAAACTTCGCAGATTGTCAACCACCAAGCGTAACGAAATGAAGCTCCTTGCTCAAGGTCGTTGCTATTGCATCGTTAAGAACAACAACGATGAGTATTGGTTGGTTGGTAAGGAGTACGGATGTGATGTGACTGCAATGGTTGCAAACACAGGTACTGCTATGGGAGATTCCAACGGTTATGAAGTTACTCTTTCCGCTATCGAAGCGGAAGCACCTTACAAATTGCAAAGTTCAGTTGTTACCGCTTTGGGTATCTAATTGATTCTTGTTTCATAGGTCAAATGGGGAGGGCAATTGCTCTCCCTTTTTTTGTTACATATTTTTACTCTCGCTATTTTGTAGAGATGTTGGTAATTGATAAAGCACAGTCAAAGAATTGGTATTTAACGCTGACCGAAAAAGTCACGATTGCCAATCCATATTTTCTGTTTGCCTTCACACATCGTTTGAGCAATGAACTCACAACGGTGATCTTGTCGGACATTTCAATTCACCCTGAGAGATACAACCAATTTGCAGTTGTTGAGGGTAGCACCTTTACTCTTGATGCTGGAGAATTTGAATACCAAGTTTATGCACAAACATCATCAACCAATTTGTCTCCAGCATTGGCAAACGAATTGGTAGAAAGTGGAATCTTGAAAGTTGAATTTGATGTTACTCGCAATTATTACGAGGTGACTTTGAATGAGAAGATTTACGAGATTGAACAACCCACACAAATCATCTATCTGCTTTTGGAAAATGGCGATTTCTGCCTTCTTGAAAGTGGTGATAAAATCTTACTATAATGGCAGATCAAAAAATATCCCAATTAGCGACCATTGTCACGGTAGACAACGCCTCCGATTTGTTTCCTATTGTTGATACATCGGCAGCGGAGACAAAGAAAATCACACCATCAGCGTTGAAAACTGCATTGGCGTTGAACAATGTTGACAACACAAGTGATGCAAACAAGCCTGTTTCAAGTGCAACTCAATCCGCACTTAACGCCAAACAAGATACACTTGTCAGCGGAACAAATATCAAGACCGTAAACGGCACATCAGTACTTGGAAGCGGAAACATTGCCATCAGTTCAGCAGTTGCTTGGGGCGGGGTTACTGGCACTTTGTCAAACCAAACCGATTTGCAAACTGCACTTGATGGAAAGGTTGATGAGAATTCTGCAATCACAGGAGCAACCAAAACGAAGATCACTTACGACGCCAAAGGTTTGGTAACTGCTGGAGCAGATGCAACGACCGCAGACATCGCAGATTCAACGAATAAACGCTATGTAACCGATGCCCAATTGGTAGTTGTTGGAAACACAAGCGGAACAAATACGGGTGACAATGCAACCAACTCGCAGTACAGCGGATTGGCAGCGAGTAAGCAAGATACTTTGGTATCAGGCACGAATATTAAAACCATCAACAGCACTTCGCTTTTGGGTAGTGGAAATGTTGCAGTTGAACCAACAATTACCGCCACAACTTCAGCGGATTACTACAGAGGGGACAAAACATTTGCAACCCTTAACAAGGCTGCGGTAGGTTTGGGAAATGTTGACAATACTTCGGATGCAAACAAACCCGTAAGCACTGCTACGCAAACGGCACTTGATGCAAAGACCAACAAACTGATTACCACCAACAGACAAACAGCATCATACACTTTAGTTTTGAGTGATGCCGATAAGTTGGTTGAGATGAATGTGGCAAGTGCAAACAACTTGACCGTCCCTTTGAATAGTTCAGTTGCGTTCAGCACAGGCACACAGATTCTTTTGGCACAATACGGATCAGGACAAACAACCATCGTTGCAACAAGTGGCGTAACTATCCGAAGCAATGGCGCAAAGTTGAAATTGAACGCTCAATATAGCGGTGCAACTTTGGTGAAGATTGCTGAAAATGAGTGGTATTTATTTGGAGATATAGCGTAATGATTTTAGCAAGTCACGGAATTATTGCCTCACAGATTGCGTCATTCGATGCTGATGCTGCTGCGTTCTTTACCCGTGTAACTACGGCAGGGGGGACATTATCTGCAACTGAAAAACAAGCGGTGAACCAATTGGTGTTAGATTTAAAAGCCAATTCACTTTGGACACCTATGAAGGCCATTTATCCAATGGTTGGGGCAAGTGCGGCAGCATGTGCGCAGAACTTAAAGAGCAGTTCGTTTACGGGTACTTTTACAAGCGGTTGGACTTTTGCGAGTACAGGGGCAACGCCTAACGGAACGAGTGCGTATATGGATACGGGATTTGTGCCAAGCACAAACTCTTTAACTTACGATAATAATCATATATCTTTTTATTCAAGAACATCGTCGCAAAATGGCGCAACTCAATTTTATGATATTGGTAGCGGTGTAGGTTTGAATAATTACGCTTTGTTTGTTAGACGTAATACTGATTTAGCGGGTTACGATTCGGGAAATTTCACAACAAATAGAGCAACTTTTACTAATTTAGATGGGCAAGGTTTTTATTGTGGAACTGCAGTAACTACAACTTCAAAGTATTTTAAAAACGGTGTAAGCCAAGCAACAAAGTCTTTATCAAGCACCCCAGTTTCAAGTGCTAATGTATACCTTGGAGCATTTAATGATTCTAATATTACAGTTTACTATTCAATAAAGCAATGCGCTTTTGCGTCAATGGGTAACGGCTTAACCGACACCCAAGCATCTAACTTTTACACCGCAGTTCAAGCGTTTCAAACCACTTTAAGCCGAAATGTATGACCTTAAATTTAGAAAATAAATTTATTAAATTTTTTATATTTTGCATTGCGATTCCTATTTTAGGTATTCTGTTTTCAAGTGCATTGATTTTGACATTAGTAAAAATTAATAATGTATGATAGGTTACACACTTACACCCGAACAAAAGGATTTGATACAAGGGCAATACTATGCCCCTTATCAATTCTTTAATTGCGTTCAAGATATTGACGGCAATTGGTTCTTTTTTGGAAACGAGCAAGACAAAGAAGCGTTTGCAAATACCGAATTTATGTGGTTGTTAGATTTACCCGAAGCCGAATACATCCCACCACCATCCCCACCATTCCCAATATGACAACACCGAAAGTAAAACCCAATGCGCTACCTGTTAGCTTTGACCAATTCCGTAAAAATCCTGTTGCTGCCGTGGCTTTTTGTATGCTTTTGGCTGTTAGTTATTTGTATATGGACTTGCGTTCGGGCAATCAACAGCAGATTGACGAATGTCGCAAAGAGATGGCAGTCCTACGAGCAGAGCAAAAACAGGCATACAGGGCATTGAAGACGGCAGATTCTGCATTGTCTGCAGCCATTACTGAACTACGCATCATTAATTCAATGAAAAAACTATGAGATTGTTGATCATTTTTGCATTCGCTTTCATCGGTGGTTATTTGTTCACCGAATCTTGGGCAACTGAACCCAAGCCAGTTAGTGACATTGATGCTTTGTTGAAGAAGATTCAGCAAAACACACAAGCGGTTGGCCAAGCCACTAAACAAGCACACGATGTGAGTGAGAAATTGGTGGAAGCAAAAGTGCAAGAGAAAGAGCAATTGAAAGAAGCGGTGGTGAATGCTGAAAAGAAAGCCGAAGCCGTGGTTCAACAGATGCAAGTTGTTCAAGACCAAATGGAAGTGTATGCGGTGAAGATGGTAGGTGCTGGATTAGATACTACCACCACACCAATTGAGTTCAAAGGAGTGATCTATGATGCGTATTTGAACTATCTCTCCGAAGGTGGAAAAGAGGATTTTGATTATTTTAGAATGTACTTATGGCAGCCAAAGTAAACATCACATCATTCCGTGTGAAGCCCAAAAACAAATTGGGCAGACACACCAAGCACAAGAACAAACACAAGAGTTCCAAACCATATAAAGGACAAGGCAAATGATAGACAAAATCAAAGTAGCAATGAAGGCGAAAGGATATGCCTTTTTTGAAAATGGTGATTACAACATCAACATCATCGGCATTCGCAATTCGGATACTGGAAGCAAGGTGACAAATGTCTTTGATGACTTGTTAACCGTCAGTTACAAAATCGGGGATGTGTGGCATTTTAAGAAATGGGCTGCGACAACTGATCCCGGCACAAAGGGAGTGAAGGAATTTCACAATGCACAAGGCGTTGCTCGTTTAGTTCCCGGACAATATCGTGGTTCACACGCTATCGGATTGCATCAAGGCAAGTACGAAGCATTAAAACAAGCCAAACCCGTTAAGGTTTACAGAGATGCAAACAAGGATATGACCTACGACACCAAGTTAATCACCGAAGGCATCTACGGAATCAACATCCACAAGGCTGGTGCAGATTCAACCTATGTTGAGAATTGGAGTGAGGGTTGTCAGGTGTTCAAAAAGTCAG